GTTAATATCAATCTTCAAGATGGTTCATATGAATTAATACCAGAAAAAGATGAAAAAAATTAGTGATCACATTTCTTTTAAAGAAGCTACTCATTCAGATTATGCTCAACAATTTAAGATAGACAACAAACCTAAAGCTGAACATATTAAAAATATGGAAGTTATAGCAGAGAAGTTGTTTGAGCCTCTTAGAGAGTGGGTAGAAGGACCAATAAAAGTAAATAGTATGTTTAGGTCTGAAGATTTAAATAATGCAATTAAAGGCTCTCCAAGAAGCAATCATTTAACTGGTAATGCTATTGATCTTACTTCTATGGGTGGTAAATCAAATTTAGAAATGTTTCATTACATAAAAGATAATTTAGATTTTCATCAATTAATATGGGAATTTGGAATTGAAGAACCAAATTGGATTCATGTTTCTTATAAAAACAAAAAAGATAATAAAAAAGAAGTTTTAGTTACAAGAAAAAAAGGAAGATATTCTAATTGGACAGAATGTAAAACTTGTTAATTTATGCCTGTACCTAAAAAAAAAACAAACGAAAAGCAAAGTGATTTTATGATCCGTTGTGTTCCTCAATTAATGAAATACCACGAAAAATCTCAAGCTATTGCAATGTGCTATAAAGCATTTAAAAAATAATATTATGTCTGATTATAAACTTTTATTAATGAATGCTGGTAGTTTTACAATATCAATGACAAATGTAGATGTAGTATTAAAAGTCATTTTATTAAGTGTAAGTATTTTATACACTTTACAAAAATGGTATTTAATGAATAAAAATAAACAAAAATGAAACCTAAAAAAAAGTTTTCAGAAACTCAAGTAGGTAAATTTTTAAGTAAAGTTGCTCCTCATATCTTTGAGGTTACTTCAGCTATTATTCCAAACAGTAAAGTTCTAAATTTAATAAAAGGTTTAATTACAAATGACAAAATACTTTCTCCTAAAGACAAACAAAGAGCATTAAAATTACTTGATTTTGATATTATAGAAATGCAAGAAGTTACAAAAAGATGGACATCTGATATGATTTCAGATTCTTGGTTAAGTAAAAATGTAAGACCTATTACATTAGTTTTTTTTTCTGTGTCTTATGTAATTGGTTGGTTTCTTCAATATCCTTTAGATAATATTACTGGACTACTATCATTAATTGTAGGTGCGTATTTTGGAAGTAGGGGTTTAGAGAAAATAAAAGCTTTGACAAAATAGAATAGATTATCGGGAGCATTATTTTTATGAATTATTTGGATTATATTTATATATAATTAATTAGATATTATATTTAAACAATATAAAAAATTTAAATTTATTACTTTTATTCCGTAATAAAAACACTTTTCTAAAATAATTTAATTAAAAGATTAATGGCAAAAAAACTTACTAGAAGTAAATTAGTTAAAAAGTTAGATACAGTATTCAGTCAATATATAAGACAAAAAAATTCTTCAGACGAAATAGCAACTTGTTTTACTTGTGGAAAAAATGATCATTGGAAAAAACTACAGAATGGTCATTTTCAAAGCCGAAGGCATTATTCAACACGATGGGATGAAATAAACTGCCAAGTGCAGTGTGCCGGATGTAATGTTTTTAAATTCGGTGAGCAGTATATTTTTGGTAATAAACTTGATCAAAAATTCGGAAGTGGTACTGCTAGAAAATTACATATTAAAGCACAACAAATAATAAAGTTAAGCGATAACGATTTAGTAGAAATGATAAAAAGATATAAAAATTTTGTGGATTGTTTTTAAACCACTATATTTGGATGTCTAGTTATTGTTATTACTAAAAGGTTAAATTTATTTTAGCCTTTTTTTTATATATAAGTAGGAAGTTATTAATTATTTTGTTTATATTTATGGAGTATAACAATAATAAACTATAATAATGATAACACAAAAAGACACAATTATAGCAGAAATCAAGCTATTAGAAACTCAATTACAACACGCAGCTTTATTCCAAGATGCATTTTCACAAATCAAAATTTATAAAGAGTTAGAATCAAAAAAATCAATTTTAAACACTTTGATATGGATGTAGATAATATTAGAACAAATTATTCACACCAAGGTAAAAATCAATTAATATCCTATTATATTGATAGATGCGAAGCCTTAGAAAAGAAAATAAAATTTTTAGAAGCACAATTAGAAGTTGTTTCAATTCACTCAAATAAATATAATGAAATATGAAAAGAGATAAATTACTTGAACTATATAAAAAGTATGATTTAACAAAAGATGATGTATTTAAACATCAGCACTTTGTTATAATAACAAGAACAGGTATTGATAAAATTCAAGGAATTGAACAAATTAATATTAATTATGAGGTTATAAAATGCGAACCTAATTTTGCAGTAGTAAAAGCTTTAGCAGACAAATTAAATGAAGACACTATTTTAAGAATAGAAACATTTGGATCTGCATTAAAAGGAGAAAATTTTAAAGATGGTAATTGCAATAGCTGGTATGTTATGGAGATGGCAGAAAAAAGAGCAATGAGTAGAGCAGTATTAAAATTAACAGGATTTTATGAGTTAGGGGTTTTTGGAGAAGATGAATCAGATAGTTTTAAAAAATGAAAAAATTAAAAAAACCACTAAATAAAAAAGTTAAATTTATTCCTTGCGATGATTTTACTCAAACTTATCAATGGCATAAATCTAATAAAAACAATAAATTAAATAGAACAAAATAAATTAGTAACTAAAAAACAATTATAAATATGGGAGCAATTATTAATGCAAGTATTAATGTGGCAAAAATGCCAAAAGAAAAATTCGTAAAAGGTAAGGATGGTGCAGTATGGTACAACTTTACAATTTCTATTAATGACGATACTCGTTACGGAAATAATGTTGGTATTATGGATAGTAGAACAATAGAAGAAAGAGAAGCAAAAAAACCACCATTGTATTTTGGTAATGGAAAAGTCGTGTGGATAAAAGACTCAGATAATAATCAAGGAAAAATATCACTTGCGGAAAGAGAAGAAGAAAAATTAGGTGTAATTTCAGGTACAGAATCTGCTCACATTAAAGATGATTTACCTTTCTAATATATATTAATCTAACTTAAATTCGGGTATGTGTTTTTTAAATTCATACCCTTTTTTTATATGAAAAAACTAACAGACAAACAAATTTTAGCAAACGCTAAGACAAGAAAACAATATTTTATAAAAGCAAAAAAATTCTCTTTGCATAAAAAAAAATAATATCTTTATTTAATGACAACTAAACAGACAGAACATAATTTATTAATGCAATTTATAGAAGAAGATTGCTTTGTTAATTCACATCAAAAAATTGATTATCCACCAGTAGCTTTATCTTATGGTGAAAAATTAATAAAATCAAAATCAGGAGATACTCTTTTACCAATACCAATAGGAACTTACGGAAACCTTTCGGTTGTTACTGCTCCTCCTAAAACAAAAAAAACATTTTTTATTTCTTTACTAGCAAGTGTCTTTTTAAGTGGTAGTAATATTTATGGTGGAGATATAAAAGGACATCGAGGTAATGGACATTTAGTTCATTTTGATACAGAACAAGGACATTGGCATTGCCAAAAAACATTTAAAAGAATTTATGATATGGATTCAAGTATTAAATCTGATGTATATCACACCTTTGGACTGCGTACAATCGGTTATAAGATACGTTTAGAATTTATTGAATACTATCTATCACAAAAAATAAATACTCCTTCTCTTGTAATTATAGACGGAATTGCCGATCTTGTAAGTGATGTAAATAATTTAGAAGAATCAAACGCAGTAGTTCAAAAACTAATGCAATGGTCAGCTTTATATAATTGCCATATTATAAATGTTATACATCAAAATTTTGGAAGCACTAAATTAGGCACAGGCCATCTTGGAAGTTTCCTAGAAAAAAAGGCAGAGACAGTGATCTCACTTGAAGCCAACACAGTGAACAAAGAATGGGTAACTGTAAAGTGTGGAAGGAGCAGAGGATATTCTTTTGAAACTTTTAGTTTTCAAGTCAATGATCTTGGTTTACCAACCATTGTTAATGACTTATATGATCCTTTAAAAAAATATGTATAAAGATATTTTAATTTTAGTTGCAAAAAAACACAATACTTGGGTCGATATAGTTTGTACGTTTGGATGTAGCAGAGAATTGGCTGAAGATATTACACAAGAAATGTATATTAAAATTCAATTACAATTAGAAAAAGGATATTTAAATATAATGTATAAAGATGAAATTAATTATTACTACGTCTTTAAAACTTTAAAAAGTTTATTTATTGATTTAAAAAGGAAAAATAAAGATATAACTATAATTTCAATAGATGGAAGTGTACCATATTTAAGAGAAAAAATTTTTGCACAGCAAATTACGGAAAGTGATATTGATTTTGATCAAACAAATAAAAAAATACAAAATGCATTATCTAAGATGTATTGGTACGATAAAAAAGTATTTGAAATAATTAATTCAGGAGAAAGTATATCTGAATTTTCAAGAAAATCAAATATTAAATACTATTCATTATATTGGACATATAGAAAAGTAAAAGAAAAATTAATTAAATTAATATGACTTATAAGTATCCTAAATCTTTGTGGGTTATTGCTGAAGAAATTGCGAACGCAAGGACTTTGTTAAATAAAAGCAACAGGAAAAACAACCCAAGATTTGATAGAGGAGAAAAAAATAATTATGTAGATGTTTTAGGAGTTGTAGGGGAGTTAATTGTATTGGATTATCTAACTGCAAAAAATATTGATTTTACAATGATAAAAATATTAAATCCTTTTCCTTCTAAAGAAGCAGACTTTACTGTTAAAAATAAAAAAATTGACGTTAAAGCTAATGAAAATTCAAAATATCAAAGTGTGTTAGTAAATGAAGAAGCACACAAAAAAGGACTTGGTAAAATTGATTTATATTGGTTTGTTTACATTTTAGATAAAGAAAATTGTGAATTTTATTTTGCTGATTATAATGATGTAAGTAAATGGGATTGTAAATTAATGAAGTACACTAATGCTTTTTATTCAAAAATACAAAAATTAAAAAAATGAAACTAGGAGATTTAATATACTACATAACAAAATATACTGGAATTAAATACGTGGTAGATACCTATCACTCATTAAGAGGAAGTAAGTGTAATTGTGATAAGAGAAGAAAATCCTTAAATAATTTGAAAATTAAACGATGGTAAAATTTAGCAAAAATGATTTTAAAGATTGGGAGCAGTTCAGATTGGGAACAAACGATGTCATATCAAATAGAGAATTTACATTGGTTTGTGAACTCCACAGCAAGTACTACAAACATAGTTTTTATAAACCCTGTACCTGTAGTAAACAAGAAATAAAACGATGGATTAAAGATTTAAACATCGTTTGGGAAAATGGGAATAAAAAAGACTGCTAAAGGCTGTTTATCTACTCAAAGAAAACAAAGCAAGTCGTATTAATATTACATTATATTAAAGAAAAGTTATTACGCATTTTGTTTATAACTTATTTTATCGTATATTTGATTTATCAATGAGGAGGAAAAGCTTATGAGATGTCAGGTGCAAGTCCTGTAAATCTAGTTACCTCTCTTCGATAGTTAAAAACTTCTCATTGATTTTTTATAATAATAACTAAATAAACAAAATGACAAATTCTTTCACTACTCTTTTTAATAACTGGACTACTCCAGATTTGTTTGACCACCTTTATTTTTTAGAAGGTAAAGTTTGGACTACAAAAACTCATTATCAAATACATTCTATTAAAGAAATTTTAAAATCTAGAAAATAATGATAAATAAAAAAGACTACAATAATATTGTAAATCAATACAATACAAAAATCAAAATAGCTTTAGAGGATAATGAAAAGTACGATGCTATTATGTATGCGCAAGAATTAAAAGGATTTAAATTTAGAAACAAATAAATTATGACTATAAATTCAGACACATTAATAAGTATAAAATCAGAAATAGAAAGGCTTACAAAAATTGATAAACATATTACAGATGTAATTGTTACTATACAATTAACAGAAAAAAAAGATAGTGATAAAAATTTTATGTTTTTAACTTTAAAAAATTAGACAAATGAGATACAAAATAAAAGACAAACAACAAGTAATAAATTGGTTTAATAATTTTGCAGACTGGATAGAAAGCCAAGACAATAACTTATACCAAGAAGCTATAGATTTTGCAGATGATAAAGAATGTGAATTTTGAAAAAATATAGACAGTATCGATCAAGGCAAGGAAGATCAGATAAACAATATTCAGGCAGTATGAAAGTTATAGCACTTGCATTTATAGGTTTAATAATAATAACAATAATTATAATATAATAATATGGGAACATCTAAAGACAATTTAATACAAAGAATTACAGAACTAGAAGGAGATTTAAAAGAAGCAAGAGAATATACTCCAAAAAAAAACCAAGTAACTTATATACACGAAACAAGTCATTTGTATTGTAGTGATGGAGAAATGCATATACAGTATGGAGATTGCGAGAATGAGAATTGGGTCGTATATAATACAGATCAATTATTTAAAGACCTTCCTTTTATAATTAATCAAGTTGTAAAAGAGAATAAAAAAATGCAAGATTATTATTTAGATAATATTAAAAAAGAATTAAAAGAATTATGAATAAAGTAAACGCATTTGAAAACGAAATCTTTAATCATTACAGAGAAAGAGCAAAAGCAATTAATAAAGCAATCGAACTTTTAAAAGAACATAATTACACAATTATTGATTTAGAAGGTAATTGGATTAGAAAAACTAACATAAAATATATTGATTAATGATTTTACTATTAGACGCAGACAGTTTAATTTTCGCAAGCTGTTACAGAAAAAGAGATACACCTGAAGATGAAAAATATTATACAGACATATCAGATTCACGAAATAAATTTGATGAGCAATATATGGCTATTGTAAATGATTTAGAAGAAAAATATACAATTGATAAAGTAATTACATTCAATGGATCAAAAGGTAACTTTAGAAAATTACTTTCAAAAAAATATAAAGCAAACAGAAAAAAACAAGAACTTCCTCCATTACTCCACCCAATGCATAATTATGTAAAACAACAATACGATAGTATATTTGGCTATGGTGTAGAAACAGATGATATGGTTGCAAGATATTGGTTTAAAC